AACACTCCCCTCAACAACATCAATTTCTTTTATTATTCTTGCATCAACTTCGCCTTTGTCAGTCTGTATCTTTCCCCATTCTCTTTGCTTTAGAAATCCACCGACCGACATTTCATAATTTGCTCCGTTTTTCATCATTGAATAAACTTTCTGTGCGTCCTTATTTATTGCATTTCCGTTTTCATCAGTAGATAAATCAAGTTTAGCTGTAAATTTAAGATTTCCTTTTTCGTCCTGATACACTTTTAACGTCCCAAGTTCTTTGCTCCATTCGTGCATATGCAGTAAAAAATAAGTTTTATCTTTATTTACTTTATCCAATGCTTGTTTATCAAAATAATCTCCACAGCTGTCAATAACGCTATGTGTTATTAACTGCCCTTCGATTATTCCTTTTTCTTCTGTGTCACGCTTTAAAATCATTTCGACACTTTTTTGAAATTTTTCCATATTCCCTCCTTTACACTAATTCACAATGACAACGTATCAATTCACTTACGTCTGCATTTAAATCATGAGGGCACATCATTCCATTAGAAAATGGTTCGCTAGCGTCCTCGATTGTTACATTATCAAGAGCTAAATGAGTTGGTCTGTCAGTTTTTCCTCCTCCAACGTGACGCCATGTTTTTGGTAAACCCGCCTTTATAAGTCCCTCTAAATATGTTGTCGTTGATGTCGTGGCTGTTTCAGTTCTAGCTATTACCATTGCCCTTGTTTTTTCCATTCCTTTAACTTTTTGAGTTATTTCCTTTGCTATTTCTTTAATATTTTTTCCGCTTGCTTGTCCTTTTACAATTATTTTGTTAATTGTATTTTTAGTTGTTTGAGTTACATTTGTTACTTTTTGAGCCATTACCTTTTCACTGAACTTCTTCAAAGTATCATTTTTAATAGCAGGAATAAGCTCTTTACTGATATTCCTATGAGTTACTAGAAAACTTGATGTTTCATTTACTGTTTCAAGCATTCCTTTTTTTAGCTGATTGTATAACTGTGTACTAAATGTTTCCCATGCCAATTCACTTATAAATAATTGTTCATCAGGATCTATTTCGCCTCTTAACTGTTTAAAGACAGTCCTTAATCTTCCAAACTGTCTTAATATAAGTCTGTTCCTCATTTTAAGCTGCTTTTTTGCAATTATTTTTTTCTGTGAATTAGTCAGCTTAATTTTCTTCGTTTTCTGCTTCTTCGCCATCATCTTCCTCCTCAACTGGCTTTACATCTCCATAAATTTCTTTTAATGATGTCGTTCCTGTATTTATTAAAATATCATCGCCATTTTCTACAGGAGGATATTCAAGCTCGGCTCTTTTCTCATTTATTGTTAAATAGCTGATATTGTTCAGTCTTTCCATTTTTGTATTTCTATCTTCTTTTAATACCTCAATCTTTGAAGTATCAAAATCAATACGCTCATCCGGTTCGAGTTTATCCTTAAATATTCCGTTCAGATGTTCAGCAATCTGTTCAGCCATTGGAATTATATTTTCCGTATATAAATCCTTTTTAGCCTCTTTGTAGTTGCTGAATTTGCTGTTTGTCCTATCTCCTATAAGGATACTTGGAACATTTAAGACGCTGGCTGTAATGTTTCTTATTTCATCTAATGCTGTAAGAAAGTCAAAATCCCTAGGTGTAAAGTCTCCGTTCTTTATGTCAATATCTGTTCCATCTAATATAAGAGGAACTCCTGTATTTTTTGCTCCTGATTTTGATTTTATTTCTTCTAACAATTCCTCTTTTTTCTTTGAACTAAGAAACTGTTTAACCAGTGCTATTATTTCCCTTTTTCCACCATTCTTTAATATCCCAACGTTCCAGGCTGTAATATAACAATAATATGCATGTAGCATTGTTAATGATTTGACTTTGCTTATTCCATGCCCTGCACCAGCAACATTGTCATATATATTAATACTTTTAATATACGTAAACTGTTCCAGCTGTTCTCCTGTATATTCTTTCATTCCTATTCTTATTCTTTTAATTCCGTTCAGAACGTTCTGGTCGTCATATTCGACCATATATGTTCCTTTTCTTAGAAGAATAATTTCAGACTTCGTGAATAAATCCTGCCTTAAAACAAGTAATTCCCCGTATATGATATAGTAGAGTGAAAAATAATTAATCAGTTGATCCGTATTTAATATTTTTGACGGACTTCTTATAGTTCTATTGACATAACTGTCTTTAACTTCTGTTATATTATCGTTGTGTCCTTTTTTGTACGTACTCCACATCAAGTTGTTAATAGCTTCATTTATCCTTGTTATTGCACTTGATGTAAACGGATTGTCATATAATTCATTTAAAAACTTCTCGCTGTCCTGTTTATAAAATCCGTCAAATATTCTTCCAAACTCATTTATTGATATAATCTGCTGTTTGTTTTTCCTAAAAAAATTTAAACCAAACAATTTACTCCTCCTTCCTTTTGTAGTAGTCTTTATTTAAAATATATGGCGTATATTCACTTATTCCGTACTTGATAGCGTCAAATGTATGTGGGTCAATGTTAAATGGTTTTTGAGTTTTTGGATTTTTGGCAACAATCCCGTTCTTATCCAAGGGCCATTTTAATTCGTTTAGTTCCCTGTAAGTATTGGGGCATACATTTTTATCTATAAATATATTTCTGAATGACTGTATTTTTTTTACCCCTGATTTACTCATATCAGGAGTTTTTTTAGCCGCATTAATCAAAAGACCATTCATGTTATAGAAAGCTATCGCTTTAGGCTCTGCACTGTCTGCATATGTTACTTCTCCCTCAGCAATCATTTTTTGTATTATTTCTGTTTCTAACATTTCAGGATCAGTTAACTTATTCTTATAAAATTCTTCAAAGATATATAGGTCATTCAGTTCTTCATCAATTACCATTCTTACAATCGCGTTGTACGAATGTTCAAATCCGAAATCAAAGCCTGTGTATCTGTTCCATTTATCGACAATTATTTTTTCTATTCTCTCCTGATCCATATGTCTGATATTTCTGAAAATATTTTGTCCTGAACTGCCAAATCTTCCCAGTGTCTTTATCGCCCGTTGAAAATCATCTGTTTCGTTTTCCAGCAATGCTATAAAGTCATCAGGAAGAAATTTATTGTCGCTGTATACTGAATGATGAAGATATATTTTTTCACTGTATACTTTTCCACTTTTCAATTTTGTTTCTTCGACCGAATTTATAATTCTTTCGTTGTATAAATCCAGTTCAGTCTTTCCAGCTTTATCAAGTATTGACATAAGGTATTTATATGTCCATACACCATATTCATTTGGATTAGTAGTGAGTATAATTACGTTTCTGTTTCTTACTGAACGCAATCTCGCTTTAAGCTCTTTAAATGATTTAAAATCAATTTCGTCTGCTTCTTCTATCCAGATTGTGTCAATATCCTTGATTGATTTTATTTTCCTTACATCATCAAGACCTCTAAAAATAAATTCGCTGCCTGTTATCGTGCATTTAATGCTCAAAGGACTTGTTGTACTGTAAAAGTAATTATTTAATTCTAATGTTTCAATACTGCTTTCCAAATCCGCAAAACAGCTCCCTCTTAAATTCTCTTTTACCTGTCTGACTACTAATATTTTTCTTTTTTCCATAGCAGACATTATTATCAATTTAAGTGCAGCATTATATGATTTACTACTTCCGTATCCGCCTAACAGGAAATATACACTCTTCTCGTTGTCCTTGATAAATTCTTTAAAGTGCTTATTGATTTCAGTTTTTATTCTCATACTTCAATCAACTCAATTTCTATTTTCGTGTCTTCATCATTGATTTTATTCTTGCTCTTTTCAACTTCTATTTTCTCCAGCTGTAGCTCCTCATTTGAAAGTTGCTGGTCTATTTCAAGCAATTCATAAGGAGTTAACATCTTGCCTGTTCTCATTAAATCCATACCCATTTTCTTAATAGTCTGATACGCTTTTTCGTATTCCTGTATCTTTTTAATGTTCGTTTCTTCTTTACTGCTTAACTCATTAGTAGTTTTTATTATCAGATTAGCTTTTGCAACCTCTGTATTTTTCAATATCTTGTAAATGTCGCCTTTATATACTTCATCTACAATTCTTTCAAGATATTCTTCGGTACGTTCCTTTCTTATCTGCCTTATGTTTTTTGCTTTCTTGTAATAAGCACTCTTTTTTATTCCGTACTTTTCCATTACTTCGTTTTTTGACATTCCATTTAAAATATCCTGCTGGATTTTTATTTCGTTTTCATTTGCAACCATTTTTGACTGGTTGCATTTTTTGGTTGCATTTTTTCTCTTGCTGGTTGCAGTATTTTCTTTTTTTTTAATCCATTTTTCTCTGCTGATCCAACTCTTGATAGTTCCAACTTTTTGATTATATTTTTCAGCCAGTGCTCTTATACTTGTTCCATTTTCATATTCGGTTTTTATTAACAGCTTTATGTCTTCATTGCTCATGCTCCTATCTCCATTTATTCATCTTCATTTTCTTTTAAATCCTCTTCACTGTAAAATTCTTTAAAATGATTTTTTATCTGTGTTACATCACCTTTATAAAAAATCAATATATTTTGATGTATCTTTGTTATTTTTCTGCTTATGTTAAATGCCCTGCCGGCTCTTATAGCTGCACTTCCGACTGGTTCTCTATAAATTACTTGGTTATAGTAATTTAGCCCAGCTTTTTCAAATGCCTCTATGGTATCGCCTACAAAATCTATTAATTTTCCTTTTTTATCTCTTACATCTCCGACAACAAATATTGCGAATCTGTTTTCTTTTAATTTGTTGCAGTGATTTTTAATTATCCTGTTGTACTTATCTTTAAACTGTTCGTATTCCATATTTGATAAATCATTTTCATTATTGCTGTACACTTCCAGGTCTAGATATGGAGGACAACTGAATATTAAATCCTGTGTGCCGTCTTCGACATATTTACCTACATTCTCACTGTCATCTGTTATGAAATTAGGGGATATTTTTAATTCCTTTGCCTGTGCCTTGTTCTGTTCTGTCTGTTCTTCCCTTATATCAAATCCTGTATATTTAAATCCCAGTAGTTCAGCAACAGCACCACGCACACACCCCCCCGAAAATGGGTCAAGCACCTTTATTTCCTTGCTTTGTGGGGTATACCATTTATAGAATACTTCACATATTGCACCGTCAAAAACACTTGTTCCGTAGTTTTGATCTATAAGGCTTTTATCTCTTCCCTTGCTACTGTCAAAAAGTTCTTTCCATTTATTTTTGATGTCTAGCCACGGGCTTTTGTTAGCGTCTATAATGGAAAAAGGCGGTATTATGAACTTGCTTTCGAGGTTGCCCTTTTGCTCCTCTGTTGCAGATCCATATTTATCCGTCAATAATTCCTCTTCTATTTCCATTATTTCCTGTAGCTCTATTTCATCGAATCCTAGTAATGATGTGTTGAAATCTACGCTTTCAAGCTCTTCTATTTCCTGTTTTAATATTTCCATGTTAAAACCTGTATTCAACGTATATTGATTATCCGCTATCATATACGCTTTTTTATCTTCTTCTGTTAAATCTGTATGTCTTACTACTTGCACATCACTATAACCTAGTTTTTTTAAAGCCATATATCTTCCATGCCCTGCTAGGATCATATTATTTTCATCAACTATAATTGGACTTCTATATCCTATTTTCTTTATAGTTTCAGATAATTTTTCTATCTGCCAGTTAGGATGTTCTTTAGCATTATTCTCGTACATTTTTATTTTATCTATGCTAATCTTTTCTATTTTCATATTGACTTGATTAATGGGTTCTTCAACCGGGGCCAAAGGTCGGAATTTATGCCAACCTGCAAAGGCGGAGCCTGCGTTGAGAGCGGCCTCCTGCGGATAGGAAGATAAAAGCGTGTGCTTGCGCTGTGTCACTTATTTCCGTATTCCCGGCAAGCGACTTGCCAGCGACACTTTTGAGCCAGCGGCCTCAAAAAGCGACTTGCCAGCCAATTTTTATGCCAGCGGACCGAAAAGCGACTTGCCACAGAGCCGAAAAACGAGGTTTACTCACGTAGAAAGCTCACGAAAAAAAGATAAAAATTGTGAATATATATTAGAATCACAAGGGATTAGAGAACATATATTTGATATACTAGAGGGTGGAGCGGAAGCTTTTGCTAAAAGAGAACAAAAATATAATTTTAGAAAATAA